CTCGCCTCCCCATCTCGCGGAGCATCTCGTGGAACAGGGGTTTCGGGCGTGGGGACTCCTTCAGTCATGATCAGCCTCCGATTGATTACTATTACCGTCGCCTGCCGACGGCGCCGATCCGAGATCGCGCGCCAGTTCGGCGTCCTGCTGGGCAAGCTCCTGAGCGAGCGTCTCCCTGGAGAGCTTTCCCTGAGCGAGCAGGGCATCGCGCGCCTGCTTGGCGAGCGCCATACCGAGCGCTGCTCGCAGCTTGGTGACCGTCTCCGACCCGAGTTCCACTACCAGCACGATGGCAGCCGCCTCCGGATCGGCTTGGACCAGATTCAGGGGCAAGGCGGCGAATGCCTTAGCCTCCAGCCGCAGTCGGCGCCGGGCTCGACAAGCCCGAACCCGCGCGTTCGCGTCCATATGAATTCGAGGACGACCCATCTTGGAATCCTATATCGTTACTGAATTGAGTAATGATAAAGTAAGTAAAGTACATAGCGGTAAAGTAGTATTACCTGATCTGGCAATGTTATAGACCGGGAGGGCGTCACTTACAAGGAAAATCGGAGCGTCGAGTACGCTTTTTCGTCTGGCACTTGCTTTCCCTGATTTCCGAGCTGTGTATATTTGAATCTGAAAGCAATTGTTAGAGCTTATGAAGGACCGTGAATATTCCTCAAATGGCTCTCAAGATATCTCTCAAGATATCTTGAGAGATATCTGACTCGATAGGACGCTAGACAGGACGCTCGACAGGACGCTCGACAGGACACTTGATAGAGCCCAAATATCTATGCCCTGTCAAAAGGTGAATCATCAGGGGGGTATGATATACCCTTCGAGGCGTTCACTGAGAGTCTAAAGGATGCATTGTGGGATGTATTGTGGGATGCATTGTGGGATGCGTTCCTCATGAGTCTGTCAGCAACATCAGAACCTATGAAAGATCGTAGATATAATGAGACTGACAGCAAGGCGGAATCTATGAAAGATCGTAAATATAATGAGACTGACTAGCAAGGCGGGATCAACGTCAGAACCTATGAAAGATCAAAAATAGTTTTTGTCCCTTGAGGGCAGCTATGCGTCCCAGCATAGCTCCAAAATCGACGAATCGGGTTTTCGGAGGCCGTTTTTGGGGATAACAGTGGAGTTCATAGGATTCCGAAAAAGTCGATTCGGGGGTGTATTAGGGATTCCACATACACTTTCATTAGATATGTGACTTAACCTGTTGATGTCCGACAACAAAACCCTGTATGTACCCACCTACATACACTTTGTGTAGCTAGGCAGGGTAACATCCTGTATCTGCAAGTGAACTGCCGTCCGCTATCATACCCCTACATACCCCTACATGCACTACATGCACCTACCCAGCACCAGCTATGCTGCGACACATAGCTATACTTTAAAATATCTACCAAATATCTACCAAATGTCTATCAAGATATCTGACTCGATAGGACACTAGATAGGACACTAGATAGAGCCCAAATATCTATGACCTGGCAAAAATGAATCATCAAGGGGGTATCATCTACCCCTCAAGGGAGATTCAGTCCCTCAAGGAGCCTTTATATTCCTCAAATGGCTAACAAGATATCTCTCAAGATATCTCTCAAGATATCTGACTCGACAGGACGCTAGACAGGACGCTGATAGAGCCCAAATATCTATGACCCGTCGAATCAAATATCTGACTCGACAGGACGCTATACAGGACGCTAGACAGGACGCTATACAGGACGCTAGACAGGACACTAGACAGGACACTAGATAGAGCCCAAATATCTATGACCTGCCAAAAGGTGAATCATCAGGGGGGTATCATATACCCTTCGAGGCGTTCACTGAGAGTCTCAAGGAGCCTCAATATTCCTTCAAATATAATGCTAGCAGGATACGTTGTGGGATGCATTCCGGGATGCATTGTGGAATGACAGTGGAATGCATTATGGGATGACAGCAGGATGGGTTGTGGGATGCATTGTGGGATGCTAGCAGGATGCATTGCAGGATGGTTGCGTGGGGGTGTTGGCAGCGAAAGTTCCATTTTTCCCGTCGTCGGGAAAATTGGCGAGGAAAGACCATCCAAGCTGGTGGAACTCCACGTAGAATCCCACAATGCGCACAACTTATCGGCTAGACGCCGGCCAGTTGTTCGACAAACTGGCCACGAGCGATCCCGGCAGCGCGGATCGTCGCCAGCCGCAAAGCCTGCTCGGGCATACGTTCGAGATATTCCTGTCTACCGCTGGTTCTATCAAATCGCCGCTCGTAAACCTCCCGCGCCTCTGGGTGTGCGGGAAACTGCGCGTGCGGTTGGGCTACTGCGCCGCCGTTGCTTTCGAAGACCAGGAACCGGCTGAACAAGGCGTCGCCGGCGGCCCCGGCATCTTGAAGCAGCGGCCAGAATTGGCTGTCCCTGGCCGTTCCGAACAAGGAGCAGGGCGGCAACGCGCTGGTGGAATCCCACAATGCGCACAACGTGTCGGCTAGATGCCGGTCTCTCACAGCCTCGGTCAGAAAACCGATGATGTCATCGACCACAATGGCGGCCGGCGGTGGCGCGCTGGTGAGAAGCTTGTCCAGAGCGATTCGCGATTCGATATCGCCACGATGCACTCTGGCGCCTGCCGCTTCGATCAACTTCGCAACGGCGTCACACAACCAACCACTGGTGGCTGGACCGACGATGACCACGTTCAGATGGGTCGGATTACCGGCCAGGCCGACAGTATGACGGCTGGTCAACGTTCCAACGACGGTGACGGCTGCGCCAAGCGCAACCTCCCGGCACGGGCAGCGTGCATCGGCTGCAATCAAGTCCGTGATCTCACCGACCAGGCCGGGGACATGAGTCAAGGGCTCCAGGACGGAGTCGGATTTGGATTGTACTTCCTGCATTTTATCTTCTCCTCTTATGAAGTTGGTTGGTAGATAGAGTGGATAGAGCCCCACCCTCTCCCTTTCGTCATGCCCTTTCGTCATACCCTTTCGTCATGCCCTTTCGTCATGGTGGGGGAGAGGGTGGGGGGAGCTGGTTCGGAAGTTGGTTCGGAAGTTGGTTCTCAATTCTTCTTGGGGTAGCTCACTACTTCTTCGTCTGGTTCGTCTTGTGTGCCTCAGCCCAGGCCGGAGAGGCATATGACCCGTTCGGCAGCTTGACGATCACCCCCGAGATGACGCTCTGGACCAGAATGTCGTTGATGTCGGAGGAGCGGTAGGCGCACCGGAAATACTGCTGGATTTCCCGGACGGTCATTACATCTCGGCGGTGAATGACTTTGACGAACTTTTCGGCGACCTGACTGCGAGGGCTCTCGGGCTGGCTCTCCAGCAACTGGTTCATCGATCGGGTAATCAGGATCGTTGCCAGATCAGCACCCCAGATCATGTCGGCAACATCGACCTTCGCTCGGTGCCCCGCGATTCCGATAGCGCGGATCGTCGCCAGCCGCACCGCCGTCTCGGCCAAACGGCGGAGATAAGGCCCCTTGCTCTTGTCGTTGGCGATCTCGCGACCGACCCAACGGCTGAGGCGAAAATAGATCTCCTCTGCCTCAGCGCAGGCCCACGGCACAATCAGCGGTTCAAGACGGGCTTTATAATTGAGGACCTGCGCTATCTCAATCGGGTCATTGCCGAACAGGTAAAGCTCGGCGAGCAGCGGTTTCAGCCTATCGGGGACTTCCTCCGGAATGAGGGGATTCCGCTCGGGAATCTCTGTCTGTGTCACATCTTCGAAGACGAGAAAGCGGGAGAAAAAGCCGTTGGAGACATCGGTACCTCGAAACACGTTCCAAAATTCCTCAGGCGTCGCTGCACCGAAGAGACTGAATGCCGGCGATTCGATATTTACGCTGCGCTCCTGCCGAGTCGGCGTGGTACCGTACGGCTTGCCGTTATTACTCCACAACTTATTGAGCTGTTTGACCAGCGCCTGTTCCCAAGCCCCCGATTTCGGGTTCACAATCCTCGACAGAAAGCCGGTGATCTCGTCGATGACGGCGATCGTGAGCGGCATTTCGACAAGCATACTGTTGAATACACCCTGGGAACTAAAATCGCTGAGATGCACATGCTGGCCGGCGCCGGCAGCCTCCAAGTACGGTTTAATGCAGTCCAGCGGATGCCCCTTACCGGTGCCGGACGGGCCGAGCATGATATTGTACAAGTGCGTCGCGCTCTTGGTCGGCCCCAAGACCCGGCGCCCCGGCAGCGCTCCGACAATGCTGACAGACGCGCTGAGCGCAAATAGCCGGTTCGGCCTGCGCGCGCTGTTGTAGATATGGTCGGCGATATCGCCGAGCAGGCCCGGTGGGTGGAGCAGCCTCTCCAACTCAGGATCGGCGACGACCGGCGTACTCGACGGTGAAGGTGGCGGCGGCTCCCGGAACGATCTCCATCCAGGCGCGTCTGTATCCGGTTCCGCCCTGCCAGCGGGTCCAGCACCGCCCCCAGTACTAGCACTCGCGTTCGGGAACTGGATCACCGTCGCGTGCGCGGCGCCATTTGCCCGCGCACTCGCCTGCGTACTACCATTAGAAGCGCCGGCATTGTGCATGCCGGTGTGCATGCCGGTGTGCATGCCGGTGTGCATGCCGGTGTGCATGCCAGTATGGCCGGCACCATTTCCGTGTGAGTTCCCGTTGGAGTCTTCGTCGTCATCCGACAGCCCCAGCATCTCCACCTTCAGGGCTGAAGTATCGAGGAGAGGATCACCACCCGACCAGTCGAGATGCTTGCTCAGAAAGATAAAGGCGGCATCGAGATCGCACTCCTTTGCCGCCATCACCAGGTCGATCGCCGTATAGCCTTTGCTGGCGCCGTGGTCGTAAATCCCTTTCGGTACGATGCTCAAATTGCGGTTGCGCAGCCGATTGTCCCGCCCTCTCGTCGAAGGCCGCCATGTCGCCACTGCCTCGAAACCACCCCGAGCGGGGCGGCAACGGTAGAGATCGAGGGCTGGGACCCAAGCCGCGAGATCAGCCAGCGCCGCTTCGTTAAGCCGCCGGTGCGGGGTGTCCGCACCATCGAGCCCACCGTACTCATCGCCCGAAGCGCGCTCTCGGAGGACTGGAGGCTCGTAGCCGAACGGCATCAGCGCCGCGTCGATCAGTTCGACGACATTGGCCGGCAATTTGGGGAAGGTTCTCCGGGCGCAGCTCCTCCAGCGTCTTAGAGCCGGTCCAGCGATAGGGCTCGCCCGTGTCAGGATGGATGGTCGGCGGGAGCACCGTCTGCCGGCCAGTTCCCAGAATCTCGACCACCTTGCGACGGCCACCGTCAGCAGTGGCGATCTTCCAGGAGTGCGAGGAGATACCCGGCCCGTAATAGAACCAGGTCTCACCGCGGGCGCCCTTCTTTCGCACGGGGGTTTCCGGGAGCACGCTGCGCAGCGCCTCGGCGATCCCAGGATCGTCGGTATCGATGTCGAGCGCTATAAGATCGCCGCTCCGCTCTCCGGTCAGAACACCAATTCCGGCACTGCTCAGCGCCCAGTTCTTGTAGTGGGTGAGGGTGGCCTGGAACTCGGGCCAGCCGGGGAAGTCCATAAACTTCTCATTGCCGTGAGCATCGACGGTGCCACACGGCAAGCCGGGTTTCTTCGTTCCCGGCATAATCGGCAGCACCGCATAGCCACGCTCGACGAGACGCGCATATGTCAATCCAAACGGTCCCATAGTATATTCCTTCCGCAGGCATCACCCACTGTTGGGGCCAATGCCAGTTTGCTGTTGAGAACTACGCGGCGCCCGTACAAGACAAGATCAGGGAGGATCGAGAATGTACGGGCGTCGCGCTACGCTAAGCTGACGCTAAACTGATAATGGGTTGGCTCTCATTGGGTGTTTGGTTTCTGGTTCGTTTGGTTCTGGTTCGGTTTGGTTCTGGTTCGGTTTTTGGGTTTGACAGCAGCGCACTCTGCGTTGGTTGAGGAGCAGTCGCCACGCTGCTGTCGAGGTTCTTCGCACCTACGACGACACGGCGGCTGATGATACGGTTGACGATACGGCTGATGCCTGCGCCTGCAACGCTGCACGCGCCTGCTCCAATTCCGTCCAACATTCCTGTTCGATAGACCCGGGCGCGAATTTGTCTGTGACAGGGGGTGCGCCGTAGCTAGACTCCCAGTCTGCGCATAAGCTGAGACCGAAGGCGGCCGACTCAACCTTCGACAACTGCCGCATTACATCGTCGTCGATATTGGGACCGAGCACCGAATCCCACCATCTCACGACATCGATGAGCGGCGCGTTGCTCTTGAGCCGCTCGTTGAATTCGGCAGCGTATTTGCTGCCTGAGCTAAGCGAGGCAGACGCAGAGTTAAGCGAGGTAGAGGCGTGTAGATCAGTACGTAGATCAGCCATTGGAACTCTCCTTTGCTGGCTGGGTGGGTAAACGGTTCGACGACTTCATGCGACGACAGCCTCTGCCGTGATCTCTGATGATGTGACCTCTGATGATGTGATCGGTCTACTGTAATATTTGCTGTCGATCTCGACGAGCGTGCCGTCCAGACGTTGCACACGCCGGCGATTGATGCGCCAGAACTTGCCTTCGCGCTCGACTTGCAGCTCGGTCACCCGACCCAGTTCGGACTTGCGCAGGATCGCTTCGATGACGCTCGATGGGACCGGAGCGAGACCACCCATGGCGGTCCACCAGCGCTGCGCGAATGACCGCGCATAGCCGTTGAGGCTCTCGAATGAGATATATTCGCTGTAGGGCGAGAAACCGGCCAGATGCTCCACACGGAGTGTGGGCGGCGCGTTGGGATCGTGACGCTTCTGATGCAGCTTGAATTCGGGATCGCCGAAAACCGGAAGCCAACATAACCCGGGCGCTGAACCTGAACCGTGTGTCGAGAGAATCGGCGCATCGTCGGCGGTGGCATCGTGATGAGCCTGACGACTCCGCACAATAGACTCAACGCTCGCCTTGACTACAAACACATAACCGCAGCAGGCGCAGGCGTTCATGCGCATTGGGTTCTCTTCCTGGCACTCCGGGCATAGCCAAGTCAGCGTAGTATTGGCCGTAGTCGGAGTGCGTCGGCGATTGACATTGATCTGAGGATCATCGACCGGTCCATGCCTGCGAATATTTCCAGCGAAATCGAGGATCAAGCAATTATTTTTGAATGGTGCGAGTCGCGAGCCTCTCCCGCACATTTGTATATAGAGTCCAGTGCTCAACGTAGGCCGCAGCAACGCGATCAGATCGACCTGCGGAATATCGAAGCCGACCGAGAATATGTTGACGCCGGTCAGGCAGCGGATCGAGCCATTACGAAAGGCTGCAAAGATCGCCCGCCGTTCATCAGCCGGCGTCTCAGCGGTGACGGTTTCACAGATGATCCCGTGCCTGCGGATCGCATCTCGCACCGCATAGGCATGCTCGATGCCAACGCAGAAGCAAATCAAGCAGCGGCGGTAATCTTGAGGATTATTACCGCGTTCGACGATCTCGGCAACCGCGCCCTCGACGACCTCGGCGATATTGGCGGCGCGCTCAAGTTCGTTCTGGATGAATTCACCACCGCGAATATGGACACCGCGCACGTCGATGCGCGTGCGGGTCCCTTTCGAGCGCAGCGGAGAGAGATATCCATCTTTGATTCCCTCATCGATCCGATAGGAAAATACTATCTTCTCGAACAGCGCGCCTTCGCCCTTATGCAGGTATCCGCTATCGAGCCGGAAGCAGGTCGCGCTCAAACCGACCAAATGCAGATTGGGAGCGCGAGAGCGAAGAACGCCTAAGAGAGAAAGGTACTGGCCGTCACCGCTGCGCGGGCAAAGTTGAACTTCGTCGACTATCACCAGATCGCGCCGGCCGAGCTTTTCCACGTCACGCGACAGCGACTGAATGGTGCCGATGATGACCGGGGCATCGTGATCGCGCCGGCCGAGCCCCTCACAGCAGATGCCGTATGGCGCCTCGGGCCACACCGCGAGCAGTGCCTTCACGTCCTGTTCGACAAGTTCCTGGACGTGAACGGCAATGATTGCACGCTGCGCGGTGCTGGCCGTGAGCATGCGGCGAACCGTTGTGGCAATGACCAACGATTTCCCGGTCGCGGTCGCCATCTCGATGAGCGCCGGACCGCCACCAGCACGTAGATGGGCTTCGATCGCCTCGACGGCATTGGTTTGATAAGGGCGTAATGTGACTGTACCAGATGTGATTGTGCCGGGCGGCGCTGTCACGAGTGCACACGCTCCACTCGATCTCCCAACATCGATAGGTGACGCTTCTACTTCATACACGGTTCTATACTCCTAATACTGGTACATTATGCTCCTTCAACGTCACGCTACGGCGCCGGTCTAGACCGTAGCCTGCAGCGCAGCGCGATCCTCCCTCAAGGAATCCCAGCTAATCTGTACCTCAGGGTCGAGGCTGTTCTCGGGACCACAGACGCAAAAGACAGTCATCTCACGATCCGAGATCGGACCGATGCCTTTGATCCCCTTGGCGTCGAGAACAGGGCACCATTCGATGTATTTCTGATTCCACCAGGCGATGATGGAACTAAGCGGCTCACTGCTTTTGAGCCGGATATCCAATTCCGTCGCGAACGGACTACCCACTCCTGGCGATTTCTTGACTCCTGACGATTTCTTGACTCCTGGCGATTTCGATTTCTTAACTCCCGCTCCCGGTCTCTTGTCTTCCGGTTTCTCGTCTTCAGGTTTCTTGATGGTGGCTCTCTTCGTCCGTGTTGCCATAACTATTACCCTTGCTGGTTCGGTTGGCTGGTTCCGTTCAAGTAGGCAGCAGCGCACTAACTAAAGAGGTCACGCCGCTGCTGCCGAATTTCCTTCACGCTACGGCGTGCCCACTACGGCGTGGCGACTGACGACGCCTGCAGCGCAGCACGATCCTGCCTCAAGAAATCCCAGCCCTTTTGTACATTGGGAGAGGGACTGTCCTCGGGGCCGAATATGCAAAAGACAGTCATCTCGTGATCCGAGATCGGGCCGATACCGACGACTCCTTGGGCGTCGAGAGTGGGGCGCCACTCGTCATACTTTTTGTCCCACCATTCAACGATAGAGCTGAGCGGCTCGTTGCTCTTGAGCCGGGCGTCGAGTTCGGCAGCATAGGGGCTGCCGCTGGTCTTCAGTTGTTGTGCTACTGCCATGGATAATCTCCTCTTTGCTGGCAGGGTGGATGAACTTGCTTGGTCTAGTCACGCCACGGCGGCGTACCACCATGAGAAGGAGCGTGAGTTTGTGATGAGGACTGCGCCGGAGCCTGAGACGGAGATTGAGGCGGAGCCTGAGTTGAGGTCTGTGACGGAGTCTGCGACGTACCGCCGTTCGACGAAGCTTGTGATGAAGCTTGCGCCGGTGAGGCTTGCGCCGGTGAGGCTTGTGATGGAGCGCCGCCGCCGTTAGACCCGCCACCGCCGTGTGCAGTGACGTCGCCCTTATATTCTCCCCATATCACGAGAAGAGCCTCGATCTTGTTTACCGGCACCTTTTTACCGATCTCGGCCAGCATCTCGGATATTTCCTGTGGAGATAACCGATTCCGTTTGTGGAGCGCTTTGATCATTGCTTTGACTTCGTCATCGAGTACTGACGACGACGAAGTCTGCGACGACGAAGTCTGCGACGACGAGGAAGCTGGAGACGAAGCTGGAGGAGAATTTGGTGGTTGCCATTGATCGGTGAAGCGTAGGCCCTCCACCGATACCGCCGAAGTTCTTGCTGTTGAAGATTTCAGCGGATTAGGCCGTGGATTGGACGGTGCTTTCGGCGCCGAAGTCGCAGTTGCCTGTGCCGGCTTGGATATTCTGGCTCTCGATGCAGAAGGCGCGTAGCTCGCCGGCCAGATGCGAGTTACCTTGTTCCTATCGTCGTACACCCCATTTTTATCCTTCTCGATCCCGATCCGTATTTTACACGGGATAAACTTAAGGGGTTCGGGACCGGGGATGCGTGTGGTAATGCCACAAGCTTCGTAGAGATCCTTCAGGTGGCAGCGTCCGATCTCCTGAGTCTGAGTGTTGGAGTGCACGAACGAAATATTCTGATAAACCTGGCGATTCTCGTACTCGCCCTCTTCCATGATTTGCCAGACCAGCTTGACGCTCTGGCCGTCACCTGATTTCGGCACCATAGTCTCTGCCTCGATGATCTGCGCCGAATAGATACCGATCGGCAGCAAATCGTAGACCGTCCCCTGCTGTTGCGAGGGGTCGAACATTTCGAAGAAATCCGTCATTGGATTCTCCTTCTGGTTGAGTTCAGTTCTCAGTTTTCAGTTCGCACGATCAGTTATCGTCTGTCATTGTCGTTTCGTTCTCCTGTCGTTTCGTTCTCCTGTTGATGATGTGGTGCAGTTCTGATGCGGGTATCGACGGTAACGCGACGATTAGCAGCGCCATCACCAGTGCCATCACCGTCAGCGCCAACACCGCCACTGTTATGCTGAATGCTGGCGTGATGAGGTTGATTGGCGTGAGGTTGATTGGCGTGAGCAGAGGAAGGTTCTTTGCAGTGAATGGCAGGGAAATACGGCGCCAGCTGCTTGTTGAAGTCGAAGTCCTGGGGAACGAGCATCTTGGCCGGCAGCGCGTACCTATTCTTGGCGGTGAATGCCGGCTTGCCTTCCCAGTGGATATACCGCGCCGAGCTGCCGTCAGCTCTGGTGCGCTTCTTGAAACCTTGGTCCTCGGTTTGAATTACTAATTCCGTGGTGAGAAATCCGATCGCGTCGCACCGGTCCTGGAGCAGAGCCCGGCCACGCTTGTGCAGGCGTAGCTGATACGAGGTGTAGGATGGCGCTCGTGGGTCGTTAACGGTTTCCACCGCGCTATGGGCGATCAACACCACCATCATGCCGCGGTTACAGCGCACCCAGTCCAAGCCGTCGAGCGCGTCCTGCCACTGTTTGTCGGCTTCGACGTAACCTCGACCGTAACCGGCACTCTCTATCGATTTCCAGCTATTGTTGGCGCAGGTCGCATCCCAGATCAGTGGTTCGAGCGCATCGACACTGTCGATCACGACCGTCCGGTAACTATGTAATTCGTTACCGAGCGCGGCAATCGCCGCGATCACGTCGTCATAGCTCGCGAGCAGGCCGAACGTTGCAATCTCAAGTCCGGCCGGACAGCCGTCTTCAGTTTGCAGAAAGATCGGGTTCGGGAATTGTGCAGCGAGGCTGGTTTTGCCGCTGCCTTCCTTGCCGTGCACGATGATCCGAGGCGGCAGGGTCGCAGTTGTAGTTCGAACGTTAGCGAGAGAGATCATTGTGATCACCGATAGGTTTGATAGGTTTGGGTTTTGGAGCGGGAATTGAGGAGCGCAGGCGTCGACAGGTGCTCGGGCGACGCCTCCCGCGCACCGAAGTGCACCCGACGACGCCATGTGCGACGGGGGCCTTGCGACGACGATTGCTGGGTGTGAGAAAGCTGCGGTCGGGTGAGCGGCGATCGGGTGAGCGCCGGCGCTCATGACGATGACCATGGCGACGACGCTGATGGCGACGACCATGGTCGAGAGCAGGGTGGTCGAGAGCAGGGCAGCGATGGTCGTCCCCCGAGAACATGGGAAACGACGGCTCGACATCGATGCTGGTCTAGGCTTTGATGCAGCCACGGCACGAGTGCCAGTGCCATGGGATAGGCTAAGAAGACCGTACGGACGGCTTGCCCAGCCGTCGCTGATGGCGACGATGCTGGCCCCAGGCAGGCGTTGCCGAGCAGACGGAAATACCGTATAGGCACGCCAAGGCGCCTCTTGAATCGCTCCAGCCATAAGGCGTCAGCCGCGTACCAGCGCGGCCCCAAATCCATTTTCGGCGTAGGGGCGGACCAGCTTTCCTAGGGCTGGTCCGGCCCCGACAGCGGATTAAGAGTTTTGCTACTATTATAAACGCCCCGCCCGGAGTGCACCGAAACGGGGTAGCGAAATGGGCCTCAAGCTGCGGTGGAACTGGATTTGTCGCAGTTGCCGATCGCGAGGACATCGCGGACGCGGAGTCCGATGCGACCTGGTGACAATCTGCGAATAAGATGACGATGGTGCTTGCGAATGCTGTCCCGGCTGATGCCGGCCAGCGCTGCTGCCTCGTCGATTGAAATCATCCGGTCGAGCTCAAAAGCCGCTGGCGGATTGACTTGCTTGTCTCGCTTTCCCCGGCGAGCCGGGAGAGTCGATGATTGCATCGTTCGTATCCACACTCCCGTGGGAGCGACCAGAGCTGCGTCGAATTACGCAACGGGGCGGTACCCTACACCAAGAGCGCACGCGAGCGCCAGTCGTAGAAGTGCTCAACGCCGGCTGATCAGGCCCGAGCGGTGCGCAATGCTGGAAAGGTATTCTGGTGTTCTTAAACGCCTGAACAGGGGGAGATTCCAGATGTGCTTCAGCCACATTTCCGCCGCCATTAAGGAGACGCCGGGTCGGACCAGGGTGCGGTCGAGCGATCGTGCCGAAGCACTGATCGAGCCGGGGGCCTCGATCCCCTCTTGACGAACTTGAGCACAGAACGTCCTTCTGAAGCGCAGTGTCGGTTCTTAGCGAGCCTCAGGTTGTGTCCGTTCCCGAGAGGGGCTTGGGGCCGCTTCCCGAATTCCAACGCACCAGCGACGCCCTGTGGACTGCCAGAACGCCTTCTAGAGGGAGATCGAGCCTTGCCCCCGACGACAATCCTCAGCTTCACCGACGACGAGCTTGCGCTGCTCCGGGTAATCGCGGCCCCGCTCCAGCCAGAACAGCGCGACCGGTTCCTACGCGACGTAGCTCGCGAGCTTGGGCACCTGATGCACGGCGCCACTGGACGGGGAGAGAAGATCGGGCCGGGCACAGTAGGGCAGGTCGCCACCGCCGTGCAGCGCTGGCTGCTAAGAACGTGGCGCGCCAAGGACGACACGACGAGCACCGGCACGAGCAGGGGTAGAGTACGACGGCAGGCCCAGGGCGGATCGAGCCCGATTATCAGCAGCAGCGCGAAATCGAAATCCATCGGCACCGATCGCCGGCACACCGTCCGCACCAGCGCTGCCACCAGCACATAGCGCCTGCCCTTCAAAACCAACGGTTCGGAAACGTCGGGTCGAGATGAAAGCGGCAAAAGAGGCCGTCGCTCTCATGGTGATGAATATCGGCCACGATCTTCGCCTTGGCCGGCTTGCAACAGAGTGAGCACGTGCCGCACGTGCGTCCAGTCAGAGTTTTCCGCTCGGCAATAAGCGCCGCGACCTCTGTGCCCGTTCCCTAGTGTGCGCCAATGGTCAATTCCTCGCTTATGCCGCGCGCTGTGCACTGCGCTCGACGATGCTGCGCAGCATGTCGGCAGCCCGCGCCACCTGTTCCGGCGGCAGCAAACCCAGCCAGCGATCGACCGGTTTCGTCGCCAGAGCGTCGAGTATTTCAATTGCCTGCTTGTATTGATCGTTGAGCGCTGCATCCTTGGCCGACACGTCGGATGGAGGTGGTGGCGGCAGGTCCGGGGCGGTGGTAGCGAGCGTCGCAGCGGCTTCGCCCGCTGCGACCAGAGCGGCCGACACTTGCGGGGCCGTGCCCTTCGGGATCGAGCACTTGATCTCGCCCGCGCCGTTACCCGCAGCAGTGGTCTCGATGGCAATAGCGCCGTGTTGGGTCAGTACGCCGCGGGTGGTCTCCGCGTCCGCAGCGAGCGGGGCGGTGAAGGTCTCGAAATCCGGGACGTGCACCTCTGGTTTCGGCTCCAGCTCGAACGGCTGGAGCCGGTTCTGAATCTCCAGGACTTCGGCCTCGTTGACCCAGTGGTCACGAGCCGCGGCAAAGACCGCTTCGCGGACCTCGGCGGACAGCTCGTCCTCACGCTCGGCCAAACGGTAAAGCGCCGCCGGTCGGAGCTTCAAATTCGAAACGGTTTCGAATTTGCCCGCATATTCCGCCGCACGCATGTAGTGCGCCGCGGTACGATCGGTGAAGGAACCTTGCGCCTTGAGCCAGGGCAGCCACTCGCCGCGCTTGATCTGTTCCTTGGCTTCGACGAGGAGGCCGCCGATGTGCAGGATGTTCGTTGTGTCGTTGCGCAGCGCCGACTGTAAGTCATTCTCGATCGCGACGAGGGGGCGCAGGGATTGGCGGGGCTGCTTGGGGTGCTTCACAGGATGAGGCCCCGGCCATAGGCGACATCGAATAGCGCGACGGCTTTTGGATTGAGCTTGCCACCGATGCGCAGCGGCATGTCGCGAGGAGCGATCGAGGCCCAAAGCCGGCCGCGCTCATACGCCCATTGGCTGTGGCCGTTGCCATCCTCGCGGTCGAATTGAGGGGACCGGCCGGAACGACGATCAGCGACGCCCCTGGCAAAGGAGCCGGATCGCATGATCTGTTCGGCGGTCGCCGCGCGGGTACGAACTTGAAAAATCACCGCATGTCATCCAAGGGCGATCTCTCAAGTTCAGCGCGGAAGAAATGGTCTTTCGCGCGGATGCGGCGTGCGCACGGGTGTCTCTTCCTGCGCCTTGAAGTGCGCGACGAGAGAGTCACGGCGATATCGAACGGTCCGGCCGAACCGCGTAAACGGCGGCCCCTTCCCCTGCTTGCGCCAGCTCCGCAGGGTGCGAACTTTCTTGCCGGTCTCAGCGGCGACTTCGTCCTCAGTCAACCACTCGGCAAGAACAGAACTCACGGCGCCTCTCGCTGTCCGACGAGCCAGGGTAGGTCGGGAAAGGAGATTGTCTAGCGGGACGGCATGTTATTGGGCGCACTAATAGTCGCCGTCAACCAGATGATTAGAGGTAGAAATTATTTCGAAAATATATTCGATAAGGATTTGATGTCCAAAAAAATGACGTTATCGAGCAAGGACTTGTTAGTGGGTGCGGCACGCTGTCACACTTCATTACACTTCAGCGCGTTTAGCGCAGTTTAGCGCATTTCACGCGCATCTTCGACGCGCTATGCCGTCTCATCGGTCCTCTCCGCGCCGTCCCGTGGCTTGCTGCCGGCGACGCCTCTGGCACTGGCGGTGTCTCTGGTGGCGCCGCCGGTAACGCCTCCAGTGATGGTCCTGCCGATCCTCTCGGTAGCCTCGCGCAGCGGATCGTCGGCCAAGTGCGCATAGCGCGCCGTCGTGGGCGCGCGGGAATGCCCGAGCAGCTTGCCGATGACGAGGAGGCTCAATCCGTCAGCAGCGCCGATCGATGCAAAGCTATGTCGGAGGTCATAGAGCCGGGCATCGAGGACCCCGACCGGCAAGGTCACCTTGCTCTCGATGTACGCAGGGCTGGCCGCTGCGATTTCGCATTCCCGCACTGTGGGCCGGCGGCCAAGCCTGCGGGCGAGATCGGCAACAAGCTTCGCTACCTTGGGATCGCTTGATCCTTCCCACAGCATGACCGTTGCGGCGCGCCGCACAGTCTCCCAGCAGCTTTCCGGACGCGGCAGAGGCGTGCTGCCCCCACTCGTGTTGCGTGGACCTGGGAAGACGAAATCGGCCGGCTTGTGATCGGAGGGGGAGAGCTTGCGCAACCTCTCGATCAGTTCCTGCGCAGCCAGGTTCAATGGTGCCCGGTGAACCTTCCGCTGCTTGGTGTGCGAGCTTGGCTTGATCCAGAACCCGGGCAGATCGAATTGCACCCAGGTCGCCCGCCTGGCCTCGGCGGGCCGGCAGCCGGTGAGCATGATGAGACGAATACAATTGGCCGCCGGCGCCCTGGTATGGATCGTTGTCCCCCGCGTCCGACCCTTTGCCGGATCGGCGAGGTCCGCAAGTGCGTCGCTAACCGCGGTAAGTTCAGCCGCGCTCAGAAACCGTTCCCTGCCATCCTCGGGATTGGGCTCGATGCCCTGGCATGGATTGCCTAGCACGGGATCGCGCCAGGCCCTGGCCTCGCCCGCACCGTGCAGGTACATGGGCTTGAGCGCGAGCGAGAACATTTTGCGGGCGCAGCTGACGACGCGGTTCGCAAGCACCGGCCGGCCGCTCCCGGTGATCGCGCGATGCAGCGCAGCAATATCGGCATGATGCACTTCGGCGACCCGGCGATCATGCCCAAGGCTGGGCAGGATGTGTCGCTCGACCATCTTGGTATCGTCGCGTTGCGACTTCGGCGCCTTGCGCGGCAGATGCTCCGTTCGATAGCGCTCCCAGAGGTCTTGCATTGTCGGGGCGTCGCGTAGCTCGCGCCGCACCGTTGCCGGGTCCTCGCCACGATCGACCCTTTGCCGGATCGCCTTGGCCTCGGCGCGTGCCGCCGTGACACTCCAGTCCGGCCACGAGCCGATCCGATAGCGTTTCTCGCTCTTGAGCCAGTACGAGAGATAGAAGGTACGGGTGCCCTTGGGATGTATCTTGGTCGGTGCGAAGATGCGGAGGAGGAACCCCGTCAGTTCGCTATCCCACTCCCATCGCGCGCCCTTCGCCGGCGGCTGCAATCCTTTGATGAATGTCTCGGTGAAACGGTGCGGCATAGCCCGACCCCTCCCTCTCCCTCGACGCGTCATAGTTCCGACAGCGCAATGAGATGGCACGGGCTGCCATGAACCGCAACAGCTTGCAGCGCGCTGCTGCCAAAAGCCATGGTCCTATCGAGGTTTCCGCGCGCCGGAGCGAATTCGCGTCAGGGCTCAAAGGGTTGGAAAATCGATGCCGCGCTGACAGAGGATCACTCCACTTGATTGTTCTACCCTGCGTGCTTCCGCTTAAGTCCGACCGGTTGGTATCAAGCCGGCTCCAGGTAGGGTTCCCACGCCTCGATCGAGACCTTCAGCGTGGGATCGACGCTCTCGCCCCATAATTCACGGCCGTCAAACCGAACCGTGTAGAGCCCATTGCGGATTTTCACCTTGCCCGATCGCCACGGTGTCGGGAAATACGTGACAGCCGCGGACTACTTCGATCACGCCCGAGCGCCCGCGCGCGTAACGCGGCAGCCTCGTGTGAGTCTTCGGGTGCATGTTGCGGGTGCGCACGCGGTCGCCGGGCTTGAAGCGCGCCGGCGCCGCGGCCGGACGCGCATACGACCCACGGGTGAGCGCGGGGCCCACGTCCGCGGCCGCAAGGGTGCGCGGCAAGGGTTTTCCCGGCCGCCGGCCGCGATTTCGTCAGCATCGACGAGTCCACATTCGAGCAGCAATTTTTCCAGCCGAGCCGCCCATTTCTCGTAATAGCTCATCGACAGGTAATCGACCGGCGGTAGCTCCTCGATCGCAGCGC